ATGCACGGCGGTTTGGGTCAAAAAGCCCGCGGAGAGGTGGCAGAGTGGTCGATCGCGCCGCACTCGAAATGCGGAGTACGGGCAACCGTACCGTGGGTTCGAATCCCACCCTCTCCGCCATTATCCCGTCGTAAACTTCAAGAGCTGAGCTTTCGCGCTCGAAATTCCTTTTGTGTTCAAAGGGGTTTGCGGGACGGAACCGAACCTTTGAGACCGACCGGGCGGTGGCCTCCAGTCTCTGAATGGGCTTCTGTCTCATTCTGCACGAACCTCGACGTTTGCGGTTCCGACGAGAATTCTCAATTTCTCCAGCATGTTGCCAAGATCGGACGACCACGCGATTCTGACCAAAACTCCGCCTTGCAAAGCAGTCTGAGAACGCGAGGTAGTCGTTCCCGAGCGCGGTCAAGGGTGGTTCAGAGCAGGAACGCCTCCCACCGCCAGGGCTCAGGCAAAGACGCGGGTTTTCTGCTCGGCCCACGGCAGGTCGGCGATCCTGGTCAGATCATTGATCGTGATGCTCGATGGGCGTCGCGCGATGACCAACTCCTCCAGAACGTCCGGCGACAGATAGGCCAACCGGATCATCCTGCCAATGAAGCGGTCGGTGACATTCTCAACGGCAGCGATGTCGTGGATGGTCGTGGCGGCACCACTCTCCAATTGGCGCCGCCAGCTCCATGCCCGCGCGAGCGCGCGCAGCAATCGCGCATCCTGCACCCTGTCGTCGGCGGACTCGTTTTCTGAGGGAGCCACGATCCGAGGCCGCCCATTGCGCTTGCGGATCGTCAAAGGGATGACGACGCGGATCGTATTGTCAGGGTTCGTCATGCTGTCGCCTTTCCCTCACGTAGCGTGACCATGTCCCGGATGAGCGACGTCAGACCGTCCTGACGCAGATCGATGGCGATGCCACCGGCCCCGACAGTGACGCGCCCGACGAGGAGCTGGACGATGCGTGTCTGCTCAGAAGGAAACAGTGCCGTCCATAGCTGGTCGAAGCTACCAAGGGCTGAAACGACGGCCCGTTCATCCGCATTTGGGACTTCGTGTCGAATGGCATCGACGGTACGAGCCGCGATCTCTGGAGCCCGGATCATTCGCCGGACCTCACCTACGACCGCATCCTCGACCATTCCGGCGGGCAGACGCTGGATGGACGTCGAGTCCGATGTTGGGCGGCATTTGATCAGGTCCATCGAAGCATAGTAGCGATACAGCCGCGACGCCTTCTTAGTGGCTGTCGGCGTCATCGCCGTGCCGGTATCCGTGAAGATGATCCCCTTCAGCAGCGACGGTGTCTGGCAACGGGTATGGGCGGCCCGGACGTGGCGGTTCTCCTGCAGGATGCTCTGGACCTTGTCCCACAATTCGCGGCTGACAATCGGCGCATGTTCGCCCGGATAGGCCGTGCCTTTGTGCACGGCTTCGCCGAGATAGACGCGGTTGTTCAGGACCTTGTAGAGGTAGCCCTTGTCGATGCGCTTGCCGCGCTTGTTGCAGACGCCTTCGGCCACCAGCGTCTTCGTCAGGACGGTGGCTGATCCGATCGTCGAGAAGCGTTCGAAGATCATGCGGACAATTGCTGCTTCCGCCTCGTTGATGACCAGCTTTCGGTCCTTGGCATTGTAGCCCAAGGGGACAAAGCCACCCATCCACATGCCGCGCTTGCGTGAGGCCGCGACCTTGTCGCGAATGCGCTCGCCGATGACCTCGCGCTCGAACTGCGCGAACGAGAGGAGGATGTTGAGCGTCAGTCGCCCCATCGAGGTCGTCGTGTTGAAGGACTGCGTCACTGAGACGAAGGTCACCCCATTCCGATCCAGGATCTCGACCAGCTTCGCGAAGTCCATCAGCGACCGGCTGAGCCGGTCGATCTTGTAGACGACGATGACGTCGATAAGCCCAGCCTCGACATCGGCGATGAGCCGTTTCAGGCCGGGTCGCTCCAGCGTTCCGCCAGAGAAGCCGCCATCGTCATACCGCTCGCGGATCGCGGCCCAGCCTTCGGCGCGCTGGCTGGCGACATAGGCCTCGCAGGCATCGCGCTGCGCGTCGAGTGAATTGAATTCCATGTCGAGCCCTTCTTCGCTCGACTTGCGCGTATAGATCGCACAGCGCTGACGCCGGATGGCGATGGTGGCTGACGGTGACGTGCTCATCGCTCGCTCCTCCGCGCTTCACCCAGCCCAAAGAATCGGTAGCCGTTCCAGTTGACGCCGGTGATGGTCCGGGCCACCGCCGAGAGCGACTTGAACTTTCGGCCCTGCCAGTCGAATCCATCCCGCAGGATGGTGACGGTGTGCTCGATCCCATCCCATTCCCGGATCAGCCGCGTCCCGACCACCGGATTGCGATCATCCGCAATGATGGACTTGCGGTTGATCTTGCCTTCCGTTTCATCAGCCAGCAGATCGAGCATCCGTCGCGTCTCGCGCGACGGACCACCATAGGTCAGCTCCTGAATGCGGTACCCGATCCGGAGTTCGAGGTAGCCCCTGCTGTTGTTCGGGGCGGCGGTGGCGAACAACGCCTCCCACTGCGATTTCAGCTCGCTGACCGTCATCCGTTTCAAGTCCGCCAGCTGCGCAAGGACGGTTGCGTCGGTTTCGGCACTGTCTCCGGGGCGCATCGGACGCGGCTCTGTTCGCTTCGCGCTCGTCATCGGGTGTCCCCCGAGCGCGCACGCGGGCGGCGACGGCCATTCTTCATGGCGAGAATGTCGAAGCCGTCAGCGGTCTTCGACGATGCCATGGCCTGCCGAGAAAGAATGCGCCCTATGCCAGCGGCGAGGATCCGCCCCACCTCGGATAGGCGTTCGTTCGCCGACATGTTGTCCGGCGGTATGGGATTTGGACCGGATCGTGAGTCTTGCATGGAGACCGTTCGCGTTGAGTTGTCGATGAGCGAACGGTAGTCGTAAACCCGAAGTATGCAATACAAATCAATAGGTTATCGCATATCTGAGAATTCTTTTGAAATGCTGCGCAAGTGTTCCACGGTCGTGATGCTGCTTCCGGGCCGGATCGCGCCGAATCTAGTCTCGGCTTTCGGTTATTCGCGTTCCCATGAAGCGCTCGTATGTGTCCTGCATATGCTCATCCACCGACCAAACCCGGGGCGAGGCTCGCTCGAACATCAACAATGTTACGCACCGGCTCGGATCCACGACGAAATGTCCAGATGCCTTCCGGAAGCTGGGTCGCCCGATCTTGTTCGCTCAATCCGCTCGGGCCCATTCCGGCGATGGAGCCCTCAGGGATCGGCATGCCCGACGGGATGAAGATCCCGGTCTTGAGCGCAGCATCGCTCGCTCGCCCCCACCGCGCGAAGCCGTCACAGGCGACCACCATCGCGGCGCGCATGTCGGTGAACTCGATCCATTTCCGAACGGCGGCGAGCAAAGAGACGCCATACCTGCGCGTGATATGGGCGAGAAGCTCACGCGACATTTCGTTTTGGCCGACCTGCAAACGATAATCGTCGATCGGCATGAGCAGGTAGGAAGCGAATGTGTCAGCTTCCTCCTCGCGCTCCCGCTCGGCCTGCTTCCATTCGTTCGATTGCAAGGGCAGGCATTCGAAGCCGCAAGCCCTGTTCAGCACGCCGTCCGAATAGTCCGCCGGCGACAGTTCCGGGCGATGGAGCATGTAGTGCCCGAACTCGTGGGCGATCGTGAAGCGCTCTCGCCCGCGATACTGAGGACTGGTCGAATAGACGATGTGCCAGGCCGGGCGCTTTTTGTGCGGTCGAAGCATGCCCTCGAATCCTGGCAGTTCATCGCCGATGATCTTATCGATGGGATCCCCGCAGTTGCGCGAAACCTCTTTCGCAAGAGCGGCGACATCGACCGGAAAGCGGTCGGATCCAAGGCTAAGCTCCAACAGCTTGGAGAGCCGGATCGCCTCTTTCCTCGGTGACTTCGCCGCCCCTTCGGCCATCAGTCGTCATCCAAGATATCGAGCATTTTGCGCAACCGCTCCTTCACGGGGGCATCCAGTTTCTTGTACTTGCGATAGAAAGCAAGATCTGTAGCCTCATCTTCCTCTTTGGCGCCGTCGCCCTCCAACAGGTAATCGGCCGTTGTTTCGAGTGCGGCGGCTATCTGCGCGAGTTTCTCGGCAGACGGGCGCGCGACGTCCTTGTTCTCGATCTCCCACATGTAACTTTTGCTGGATCCTACCTTTTCGGCCAGCGCTTCGAGAGTGAGGCCGCGCTTGCGCCGCTGCTCTCGGACTCGTTCCCCTAGGGGTGTTGGCACTGATCGTCCTCCTCGCTGTGCATGGTTCGTTTTCGCCATACTCCTAGTCCTTGACACGCCATACCCGCAACTCCTATATCTCGCGCTCAGGTTCGTAGTAACGAACTTAATTTCGCGTAACCACGAAACACAGGAGGCTGACATGGCCAAGGGTAAAGGGTCCGGGACCCATCACGTTGTTCCGAGTGCAAGTGGCGGCTGGGACATCCGTCGCGGCGGCGCGGATCGCGCCAGCGCCCACTTCGACCGCAAGTCCGACGCGGTCGAGCGGGCGCGGGAGATCAGCAGCAATGCCGGCACCGAACTGAAGATCCACAACCAGGACGGCCGCATCGGGCAGTCCGATTCGCACGGGAATGACCCGCGCAACATCAAGGGCTGAGGAGGTCCGAACATGGCATCAGTGACGAGCTTCTTCCGCAACATGCCTGCCTCGTCGCTGCAGGCCTATTTCGACCACACCGGCATCGCGTTGCCGACGACAGTCGACTGGACCGCGCCCGAGCCGGAGGTCGTCCGGGTCGCGCTCCGCGCTGTCGATGAAATGGACGACGAAGCGAAGGCTCGCGTCCTCAACGACGCCGAGCGCGTCAGCGGGCTCGCTGACGACGCTGGTCAGGCCGCGCTCTACAGCGTGGTCGACGACCGTGCCCTTCTTGACGTTCTCGCGAACGGCCATGCCCGATCGCTCTGGATGTTCTTGAACCGTCCGATCTTGTTCCGTCACGCCGAGGAGGTGCGGTTCACGGATGAGAAGCGTCGCGGGCGCAGTTGGGATGGCTTCATCATTGAAGCTGGCTGCACCGTCAGCCGCGATCCGGTCGCTATCGACGCATTCAAGGCGTCGCTCCGTACCCGCTTTGCCTCGACCAACGTCCACGTCGATGTTTTCGAGCGTGTGCGCGCGACCTTCGAGGGTGAGGATTGCGATCTGGTTCAGATCACCGTTTACCGGGAAGGCCTGCCGGACGATCTCTTGGCGTTCGACGATGGCGGTTCTCTCGTGCGCCGTGCTTATCGTCCGGTCTTCGAGGCTGCGATGACGTATGAGCCCGCGACCGGAGTGGTCGAGGTGGTGGCGAGCGACCGGGAGAGCCGCGCCGAAATGGCGATGTTCCTGGCCCGCGATCTCCTCGGCGTCGACTTCCAGAACGAGAAGGTGCCGGTTCGCCGCTATGACCTCGATGTTCTGCTGTCGCCCTTCGATTTTCCGACCGATCTCGAAGACGGCATCGAGCGGGTCGATGTCCGCCTGTTGCGGCTGATGCCGCTCGACACTGTCGGCGAGCGCGTCACGCTGGAGTGCATGGCCAAGGCGGGCCGCACCATCTGGAGCATGGCGGAGGAGCGGCTCGGGCCGGGCAATCCGATCGACGGCGGATGGGTTGCCACGCAGGCCAAGCTGGCCATCAAGTTCCACCCCAAGGGTGAGGCAAAGCGCGGCCGGACCCTCCCGCTGACGATCACCATGCCGCATGGCTGCAATCTCAGGGACCAGACCGAGGAAGAGCAGTTGATCGGCGAGAAGTATCTTCGCCGCTGGGGAATCCTCGCCGATGACGCGCTCTCTCCGAAGTTCTGATCACGACGCGCTGGCCCTTATCTGCGCGGTCGCCCAGACCCGTGATGCGCGCATCACCTCCGCGGCCTTGTCGAACTACTACCCGGCAGCCGGCGCGCAGCTTCAGGCGCTCGGCGTGCTGACCCGGGTGGGCGATGGGGCGGCGGCGACGTCCTTGGCCGACCATGAGGATACGCCGGTCGCCCTTGCGCGCTCACCTGACGGTCGTTCCTTCGGCTATTTCAGCCCGCAGGCGGGATGGGTAACTGCATCGCCGGACGATCAATCGGTCTTTGCCCTTAGTTTTGAGACTCTTCTGCCGAAGCTCTTTGATGGGCTCGACTGCCCGTTGGTCTCCCGTCCAGTGCAGCTGCTGCCCGGTTTGCTCTGGGAGGTCGGAGGCGCCCGTTTGCCGGGGCGCTCGGCCCGTGTGCCGGTCTGGATCGGTCGCCGCCTTTCAGACCCGGCGACATGGGCCTTGCTTCTTCAGCATTTCCAGCAGCGTCCATCACCGGGATTGCGCATTGTGCTGTCGCTGACAGCCGAGGCGAAGCTTCCAAAGACCTATGTCAGCGGGCACGAAATCATCGCGGTTCAATCCGTCATTGATGCAATCGATGGCTTCCGGATCGATCCGCAGATTCTTGCCGCGCGCCTGGCGCATGGGCGCGACGACGGCCAGCCCGTGACCATGGCTGCGGATGGAGCTTCGATCACGGTCAGGGGCAAGAGCTACGCGTTCACCGGCACGAAGCAGCGGGCAATTGTCCGCCATCTCTATGGAGCATGGATTTCCGGGAGCGCGGAATGCCTCACTGCCGAGGTCTTGGAGAGCGCGGGTTTCAACGTCTCCGTCAACACACTGGCGAAGGCCTTCGCCAAGCGATCTGACTGGCGCGAGTTTATCAAGGAGGAAGGCGGACGCTGTTGGATCTACCTATGAAGTGCCACTGCCACGTTGGCTGCGCCGCCCTCCGGGGCGGCTTTTTCATTTCAGCGCACAGATTTGCGATTCCTCCGCTGGCTCCTTCCTTTCTCCTCCCCGGCTCCTACCCGCCCACACGCCATCGTCTCCGCAGGTTTTCGACACAAACCCAAGGAGACGAGAATGACCGTCAGGCATCTGAACCAGATCGAGCTCGCCGCTCGCTGGAACATCAGCCACCGCACGCTTGAGCGTTGGCGGTGGTCCGGGGAAGGTCCCCGTTTCATCAAGATCGGCGGCCGGGTGGTTTACCGGCTGGAAGACATTGAAGAATTCGAGGCGGTCCAGCTCTGCAAGAGCACCGCCGACAAGCCTGCCCTCAAGTCGGCGTGAGGGCGGCGATGACGATCCCCAACCACATCACCCTCGACGCGCTCCGGCAGATGCCGATCGGCGACATCGTGGCATTGCCCGCCGAGCAGCTGGCGCTCCTCCATGAAGAAGCCGACGCCGCGCTCAAGGCCGCCAAGACCCTCAAGGACTGGCTCGATGGCGCCATCGGGCTCCGCTACGGCGAGCGCGCTTCGCAGGCGCGGATCGCCATGGCGAAGGATACCGGCACGGTCCGCTTTGCCGATGGCACGGTCACCATCGTCGCCGACCTGCCGAAGAAGGTCGAGTGGGACCAGGCGAAGCTCGCTGCGCTCGTCGAGACCATCCCCGCCGGGGGCGAGAACCCCACCGACTATGTCGAGATCACGTTCGGCGTCTCCGAGCGCGCCTACGGCGCATGGCCGGAGTCGATCCGCCGCGCCTTCACTCCGGCCCGCACGCTGAAGACCGGCAAGCAGACCTTCCGACTTCTCCGCGACTGAAAGGATCACCCATGTTCCCGTTCGGCAAATCCAAGCCCGAAACCCCTCTGTCCGCGCTCGAAGCGCTGAAGAAGGCGCACTACAGCCTCGCCTCATTGCCTGAGACGATCCGGATCCCGGCAGCGCCGCAGCGTGGCGAAACCGACGCCAAGCCGATTACCGAGGCGACGATCGACGACATCGCCTTCGCGCTGCGCGGACTGGAGGCGGCGTCCAGCGCCCTCATCGATCAGATGTACGCCCTGCGCAAGCTCAGCCAGATCGCGCGCGATGCCGGCGCTCTCGGCGCGCACCGTGCCGTCGAGGCTGCGGCCCGCGCCAGGACGGAGCGCTGACCATGGCGCTCCCCATCATCACCGCTGACCAGCGGCTCGCGGAACCTCGCGGCATCAAGGGTACGATCTTCGGCAAATCCGGCATCGGAAAAACCAGCCTGCTCTGGACGCTCGATGCCGAGTCCACCTTGTTCATGGACCTCGAGGCGGGCGACCTTGCCATCGAGGGATGGCCCGGCGATACGGTGCGTCCGCGCACCTGGCCCGAATGCCGCGACTTCGCCGTGTTCATCGGCGGGCCGAACCCCGCACTGCGCGACGACCAGGCATACAGCCCCGCGCATTTCGCGGCGGTCTGCGAACGCTTCGGCGATCCCGGTGTCATGGATCGCTACCGGACGATCTTCATCGACTCGATCTCGGTCGCCGGCCGCTTGTGTTTCCAGTGGTGCAAAGGCCAACCCGACGCCTTCTCTGAGAAGACAGGTAAGCCCGACATTCGCGGCGCTTACGGCCTGCACGGTCGCGAGATGATCGCGTGGCTCACCCATCTCCAGCACACAAGGGCCAAGAACGTCTGGTTCGTCGGCATCCTCGACGAGAAGCTGGACGACTTCAACCGGCGCATCTTCCAGCCGCAGATCGACGGATCGAAGACCGGTCTCGAACTGCCTGGCATCGTCGATGAAGTGCTGACGATGGCAGAGATCAAGGACGACGCGGGAACGCCCTATCGCGCCTTCGTCTGCCACACGATCAATCCGTGGGGCTTTCCCGCCAAGGACCGGTCAGGGCGTCTTTCGCCCGTCGAAGAGCCGCATCTCGGTCGGCTGATGACGAAGATCCGCGGCCCCGTGAAGCCCGCCGCCGAGCGCCTGGCGTTCAGCCGGCCGGACGCCGCGAACCCCACCACTGACATCACCCATCCCGAAAACGCCTGAAGAGGAGCAACCAGTC